GCTTTTTAAGATCAGCAGCAGTGATCTTATCTCTAGGAGGAGCAACCGCAGCTAATTTACGTTGCTTGGCTGAGTAAGAACCTTTTGGCATTATGCACCGTTGGTGATAGCACCGTTAGTTATAAAACTAACGCTAACTGTTTCAATATCACCTGTTGTTGCAGACAAACTTGTTCCTGTAACAATTCCAGAAAAACTCACTTTTTTGGTTCCAGAAGTATCTAAAAATAGTTCAAACTGTGCATCACCAGCATCTTCTGTAGTTAAAACATCAGCTAATAAGTTTGCAGTTTCGTTGCCACTAGCTGCTGTATAAAGAAAATCAATAGTACCAGAACCAGAAATCAAAGATCCTACATACTTTCTAGCTGTATCACCATGAGAAGTACATTCAAGAGTATCTTTTGTTGTGTCTAATGTCCAACCAGTAGTAGACACGATAGCTTCAGTAGTTCCAGCCCCGTTTTTAAATTTTACGGAACCTTCTTCTCCACGAAAAAATGCCATTATTCTAAGAAAAAAGAGTATTTATAAATAGTTTAACTTGTAGTTGACTTTTTTACAGTACCTTTTTTGTTTTTTGCTAAATATTGTTCACATCTAGGGTCCCAAAGTGCAGGATTTCGTTTTCCTTTCACTTTTTCAATCACATCTAGCATTTCATCAGTAATTTCAATCATTTTTTAGTCCTTTTAGTGGTTTTTTTACGTCTATGTTGATATGTTATCTTCTTACTGCTAGTTTTTTCACGTTTAAAACGTGCTTTTTCACTAGCTGTCATTTCTCCTGCTGTCTTAGGTGTCTTACTTGATACACGCTTACTTGGTCTACAAGCTGGATAGCCTCGTTTTTCACCTTTTTGACGACCACAAGGCTTTCCCGTCTTAACATCAACCCATTTTTCTTTAAACCATCGGGTAAGGCCACCACTACTTCTTGCCACGTTTTTTCTCCACTCGGTAAGTACCACCACGCTTTTTGTACTCTCGTACAAGCCACGCATTGGCATAAGCAGATGGATAAACCTTGAATTTACGTTTAGCCTCTGCTTTTACCCTAGAGTATAACGCTTTATTTACAGGAACATTCACTTCTCTTCTTGCCTCCCTTCTTTTTCTTCTTCTTTTTCTTAGTAGTAGAATGGTACATGGTAAGAATTAGGTAGTTCTTAATATATTCTAAACGAAGTTTGGCCTAATGTCTCTGGTTTGGCAAGGTTAAATTGTTGTAAACATAAATAACCGAAAGCGTCAAAAGCATGGTCAACTCCTAGATTCTTGTTTGGCATACCTGTATTTGGAGCGTAAGTCAGAGTTCTAAGAGATTTTATTAATTCTTTACACCTCGGATGTATAAAAGTTCGTCTTTCTCCGTTTGCATCAAGTAATGCAGTATTAACAGCAGTAATTTTATCTCTAATCTTCCAGGGACTTTTTGGACTCATAACTGTAAAACCAGACCTTCTTAAGATCGTATGGTCTGTAACACCAACTCCACTTGTTTTTCTTGCACTACCAGTAGGGTCAGGACAGGCAATAATTCTTCTATCTACCCCATATCGTCTTGTAACTTCTTCTGCAAAATCCCAAGTTGTAGCTCCACCCGTCAACATGATTTCATCAAACACATATAAGTTGTCTTCATGCTTAACAGCACAGATTCCTGCCATAGGGTCAACGTTAAAATCCAATCCGATAATTAAAGGCATTAAATGAAAATCCTGCACTTCCTTAGAAATATTGTCATCATCAAAACTAATAGCTACTAAACCAGTTAAATTCTCAAAACTAGCCTCAAATTCTTGCCTAAATGTCCTTGCATCTAACTGACCTCTAGCTGCTTCAACTTCTTCTGGAGCGACATTACCCCCTTCAATCGTGGTAAAACTCCACCTTTGCCAATCATCTCGATCAGTTTCACCACAAAAACACCACATATCATAAAACCAACTGGCAGTACCATCAGGTGTAGAAATAAACAACGCCCACCCCTGCTTATCTGCTAAAGCTGGTCTGATAACTTCTGCCCATACATCTTGATCCATAAACGCTGCTTCGTCTAAAACCACCCCCGAAAGACTTCTTCCCCTCAAAGCCATAGCATTTTCTGTTCCTTTTAACTCAATAGTTGATCCATTTATCAATTCAATTCTCAAATCTGTCTCATTTTTGCTTTTTATCCAGATTTTTGGTACTAATCTCTTTAATTCTTTCCACGCAATGTCTTTTGCCATGCGATATGTCGGTGCACAGTAAAAATATGTCTCCCCTGGTCGATTTATCGCTCCACGAATTAATTCAATGCAGGATAAATATGATTTTCCAAATCTTCTTCCAGCTACAAGAACACGAAATCGTTTATTGCAGTTAAAAACTTGGCCCTGGGCATATCTTAGACTGATTTCTGGTGCGGTTTTTACAGGCATACACTAAAAAATAACAAATTTTTCAAGTATTACCCCCTTTTTATAGCCTAAATTCATATTTCTAGGTTATCATTCAATTAATACCTTATCTGATTGAGTCCGTGGCTGAATCGTTTATGTCTGGCTTTATCCCAGCAGACCATAAAGAACAACAAGTAAAAAGAAAAAGAAGAGCTAAGTTTGCTCCTAATACTCAAGAGCATATCCAAGCTAGAAGTCAAAGATTATACTCTCGTCAACTCGAGGGTAAAACAACAAGACAGCTAGTTTTAGAACACGCAAAGATTGAAGGCATCGCAGAAACTTCAGCCTGGAACGATTGGAATAGAGTAAAACAATGGAATAATGAAGATTGGGAAAAAGATAGAGAAAATATGCTTCCAAGACTTCAAGCGATGAGAGTTAGACTATTCAACAAGGCAGTTTCAAAAGGTCAATTACAGACAGCAGCACAAATATTAGATTCACTAGGCAAAGTGATCGGAGAGTCAGTAGAGACAGTCAATATTCAAGCACCTGAACTATCTATAAAAGTAGAAACAAAGTAGTACATCTTTATTAGTAACGAAGATTACGGATATATATTTAGGTTCCTCGGCGTACCATATAATAAAATTTTTTTTGCTACCCTCCCCTCTGTACGCTCTAAGGTAGCCAGAAGCCGCTGTGATGCCGTTGTAATATCACTCAGGTGTAATAGTACCTGAAGAAATTCGGCCTGCCTGAAGCGATCCTCGAAGGAGCAATGTGACAATAAAAAAGTGTCACATATTATGTTGCACTGATGCCATCATGCGGCTATATTGAATATATAAATAGGTAGCAGATCCAGTAACGGAGCCTCATAGGGTGACACTCAGAACCGACCCAAGCCAACAGGTTCAACCCAAAGCCCGAAATCGAAGCTCTGGGGATACGCCAACCAGATGGCGTGCTTATGAAGTGGGTCTGGGTCTAGCAGTTGGGAGGCAACTGCACAGAGATAATTCTTTTATCTCTTTAGCTGGTGTACTCAGAGACAAACAGGGAATCGAGCAGGCCTTAACTTCGGTTGGTCTTCGCTGGTTCTTCCAAACTTTACTTCAAGGCACTGCACCAGCTGAACAGATAAAAGGTATCTCAAACCTCTTATCTATTTTTCACTTTATTCTAAGGATTTTTTTCTCATGGCTCAAGCCTATGCAATCACCCAATATAACGGGTTAGATTATCAAAACGGTTTCCAACCTAAGTGGAATTTGGTAAGCGAACGAAACGACCAGAAAGCAGCCCTTAAAGTTGCTGAAGTTCTAAACGCTCGCACCAAATATATACACAGAGTTGAAGTTGTTCGACCTGTTGAACTTCCAAAATTCAGCATATTAAAGCCTGCCAAATCTGAAGCTCAACAACTTGTTATTCCTGCAAGTTTCAAAGTAATTAAGAAAAGATCATTTCTTCGTAGATTATTGGGGGTCTTCTTCTAATGAACGAACAAGAACATGATTATTATTTCGCTGGTATTTCTTGGGGAGAATGTTTCGACATTCTCTCTCCATACCAAAAGCGTTTAGATTATGACTTTGAAACTATGGAGATTAACAAAAATGAATACAATTAAATTTTTAGTTGTTTTCTTTTCTTTAGGTTATTCGATTTATTTTGGGAGCATCTTATTTGATGCTCTCTATGAAATCCAAAACAACAACTTACAAACATACTCGGAGCTTCTGGAGCAATGACAGACACAACTTACAACGGTTGGACAAATTACGAAACTTGGAACGCTGCATTGTGGTTGGATAATGATTATTTTTATTATTCGATCATGATGCTTCCAAGCGTCAAAACTTTTGAAGATTTTATTAAAAAGATTCAAAGTGATGTTTTTAACAATCTTGATGCGAATTGGGATTGGAAAAACAAAACAGGTGACGGAATATCTTGGAACGACCCAAAGATAAACGTTGCTGAAATTGACGAAAAGATTCAGGAGCATAAATCATGACTCCTGAAGAATTTCTTACACAGCAAAGAGTTCCAAAATATAGGCAGCGTTTAGTGGCTGCCTTATGTGGTTCTATTACTGCAAAAACTGATGAAAGGTCAGAATATTTTGCAGAGATCGCAGACTTTGAAGCTCTGGAATTTTCCACAAAACAAGTCGAAGCGGCCAAAAAAGACGTTAGACGAATTTTAAAAATTAGGGGATAATTTCCCCTTTTTTCCTGTAAAAATTTTCATTTATCCTAAAAAATCATGGCAGTAATGAATGGCAAAAAATCTCAGGTCAAACCTGAAGAATTAATTGTGAATGAACTGATTGAAGCGATTGAATCAGGGCAAACAAAAATATGGCGTAAAGAATGGACAGTTAAAGGCGGATTTAGAAACCTATTAACAGGTCATGAATATCAGGGCGGAAATCCTGCTCTTTTATGCTTGCAAAGCTCTATAAGAAATTGGCATTTACCACTTTTTATAGGTGCAGGTCAGGCACGCTCCATAAATTGTTTACCTAAAAAAGGTTCACGTTCAGCACGGATTCTCCAACCACTTTTGAGAGAATTTGAAACGAAAGAACTTGATGAAAATGGGGAAGCTAAAAAAGGTCAGTATATGTCTTATAAATGCGTTCCCGTTTTTAATGTCGCTGATATTAGAGGGCTAGACGATCAGGCATCAGCAAAATTAGAAAAGTTAATTGATGATGCAGTTCTAACTGCAAAGCCCAGAGAATTGGACGTCAGAGTTAAAGAAGCTCATGACAGATTATTCCAGTGGGAAAAAGAAATCAACACTCTTATTAAGGGTGGAGACAGAGCTTATTATCGTGAATCAAGTGATGAAATTGTAATTCCCAAAAGATACAATTTCAAAAATGACGAAAGTTATTTGGCAACTTTTGCCCATGAAGCAGTTCATTCAACAAAGCATAAAAATAGATTATCAAGAAATAATTTATCTTATGCTCAAGAAGAATTAGTTGCTGAATTAGGAGCTTATCTAATTTGTAATAGATTACAGATTTCTAATTTAGATACTATGAACCATGCAGCCTACTTAGAAAGCTGGTGTCCAATGCTGAAAAGCGATCCAAAAATCCTTTTCAAATCACTAGCTATGTCAAGTAAAGCTGCTGACTTAATAATAGGGGAGCAATAGCTCCTCTTTTACTTTTTATTCTTTATTTTTCTAAAAATTATGCCTACAAAGAAAAAACCATCTTTTGAAGATGTAACAGTTGAATTAAATTACTCTCAAGCAGTTAGAGATCAAATGAAATTCAACGATAAATACACTACTGGTAACGAATGGGACGAAGAAACAATTTTTCATGCAGCCCAGTTTTGTAAGGTCTTTCATAATAAAACTTTAAATCCTTATGTTATCCAGAAGTTTCTTGATGAGTTCACAAAAACTATTGGATTCCAAATTGATTACTAGGAGCTAAACAATGAAAGAATACAAAGCAACCGATCCTGAAATGATTCAGGCTCAAAAAGATTTAGCTAAAATGTCAAATTTATCTGATCGTGTAATTACTAACGATAAAGATTTGTTTGATGAGTTAGCTACGATCCAGAGAAAATTATGTCAAATCTCTGAAATGAAATCTTATTTTCTTCAGAGATATGAGGACATACTTGATGAGCAACATAACTTGGAGACTCAACTATGCGTCTTTCAACATGAAATGCTCCATAGCTTCGAGCTAGTCTTCAGGTATTACAAAACTAAGAAAAAAGGATTTAAGTAAATGAAAATGTCTCATCAAATGATTCCTAACCCTAAAATGTTAAGTCAGGAATACGAACCAATAAAAAGAAAAAGAGTCCGACCTAAGAAAAAGGCACGGACTTTTAATCGAACTAAATTAAATAAACCAGAGGGATTTTAATTAATCCCTTTTTTTTTAAAAAGGTTCTTCAGTATCAGTTAAATCACAATCAGTAAATTTTAAACTTAATTTACATCTAGTCAGAATTAATGTTTCATATAACTTTTTATCTGACTTTAAACTCTTAGTAAGTAAGTTATCCCACTCTTCAGAGGATAATTTATTGAGGTTGTATGGATCAAAGCCCATTTCCTGTATTGAAAACAGGTAAGACTTAATGAGACTCATAATTATTTATGTATTGACATTCCCATAATACCACAAGGGCTTGCTAATGGCGTTATTTGTGTGTTAATATTTAAAAGAGTTCACTTATCCTAACCTTATGACTCAAAACGACAGAGACTTTCAAAAAGTCTTACAGGCTCTAACTGCATTTGATAAGAAATTATCAACTTTAGAAGGTGTAGTTAAAAATATTGCAGAAGCTACTGCTGACTACGCTAATTCCCAACAAAACTTAAATAAAGAGCAATCTGAACTCAATAAAGAGTTAGGAGAAGCTCTTAAATTCTTAGGAGATAACCTAAGTCAACTTGTTAAATACATCAGAATAAAGGAGGGCAACTAATGGGTTTAGATATGTATTTCGAGGGAACTTTTTCAACAAGAGCTTTTACTGAAAGAAGTCTTGATAAAACTAAAGTTGCTATTGACCCTAGTTTTGAATCCACTCTTGAGTCTATTGGCTTTGAAAACGCTCCAATGGAATTTACTAACTGGAATTATTATTCAGTTAATATCCCTATTGCTTATTGGAGAAAAGTTAATTGTATCCACAACTGGTTTGTTGAAAACGTTCAGGGTGGGAATGATAACTGTGATCGTCATTATGTAAGTGACGAAAAGATAAAAGAGTTAGTTGAAGAAATTGACAACATTTTATCTGAACCCAATCCAAAAACAAAATTAGCTAAAGCTGAAGCTAATTTACCTAATACAACAGGTTGTTTCTTTGGTTCTCAAGAATATGATAAGTATTACTTTGAAGACCTTAAATACACTAAGGAACGTATGCAAGCCTGTTTGGATTGGCAAAACAAAATGGCAGGAACAGGAAAATGTTTCGATAGCTTCTATTATCAATCATCTTGGTAATTATGGACATTATTATTCTTATCGCTTGCATAGCAGCAACTCTCTATTACCTGTATCTTGTTGCAGGTTTTAGAGATGTTTATATAGCTAGAAGAAGGAGGGAAAAATGAGCCACCCTGTAAATGATGAAATTCTTGAAAATCTTTACGAAGAAGTTAAAGAAGAATTTCCCAATGCCTTAGAACCTTTTGTTATTGCAGAAGTACAAAAACGATTTGAGGAGATGAGTACATGAACATAACAGAGTCTAGAGATGAAGCCTTTGAAGCCATAGCAGAGATGCTCCGCTCCAATATCAAGAAAACAAAGATAGCTTCACAACTTGCTGCTGATTATTGCGTAAGCGATAAGACAGTCTACAAATGGATCACCAGAGTGGAAGAAATGTATGATATCGAACCAATCGAGTCGATCTTACAGCAACAAAAATCTGAATTAAAATCTGAAATTTATCAGGATTTAATTCGTGATTATCATAAAGCTAAAACAGATAAAGATGATGAGTTACGCAGGAAAATCGGAGCTATATTAAATAACACTTACCTTAAAAAAATTACTTTCAACTGAGAATTTCGCTAGCGAATTATGATTGACAACCCACTACCAGATCAAGTTATGCAGGAGAAAGAAACACTCCAAAAATCTGCTGACTTTGAAGCCTATTGCAAACTTCATGCAATAGAAATAGCTACACACTATAAAGTATATGCTGCATTACATGATGACTTTGCAGAGTGGTATCACGATTATATGCAACAGAATCCTGATCTATTCGATCACACTTGTATTTATCTTGATTCTGATTACATAGTCGAATGGTGGGAGGATAACTCCTACCTTTATGACGACTTCGATTCACCTTATATGGAGATTACAAAATGACCATGCAATGTAAACAAGTAGATATTGGAGACAAGTGTATCGAATGTCTACGCTCCACTTCTTTTGGAACAGGTCTTTTCGCTAACAGAATACCAGCCGATAATGATAACTATATCGGTTGGTTATGTCCAGAGTGTAACTTCCACGAATGTGATCGCTGTGATGAAAAAATTTATTGTGATGAAGATTTTACTCCTTATGACGTTTATCGGCCAGATGAATTTGTTGATGAATTTGATGATGGTGCTTATAGAGTTCACTACGAATGTCTAACTAAAAAAGAAAAACAACTTCTGGAGGAGAACCACAAATGAAATTAGAAGAGATTTATGAATTACTTGAAAAATTTGCAGAGAAAGAAGAAGATCTGCAATGCAAGTGGCCTTGTGATTCTGATTACAATGTTCCAACATGGGATAAGATTTATGATGCCTTAGAAATTCTTGATTCAATCATTAATTACGAACCTAGCGATGCTGAATTAGAAGCATACTTTAATGATTATCAAGACCCACCTCATGTAAGAAATCAAAAAATGTTAGAAATGAAAAGTGAGTCTCATGGAAGGAGGTTTATATGATTAAAGAAGAACAATTTAAAGATTATTTAGAACTTTTAGATTTTCCAGAAGAAAATACTATAGGTTGGTTTATAGCTCTAGATATGTTGGAGGAAGATTATGCCTAAAGGTAAATACTACGAATATCAAATAAAACGTTCCGCACTAGATCAGGACTATCTTTCTGGTAATATTGATGACTTTCAATATGCCAGAGAGTCTCTTGACTTAGATCTTAAGTACGAACCATATATCCTAGCCCAGACTATCAATAGCGAAGTCGCTAAAAAACAACATGAAAACAATTAACGAACCAACTTGGTGTATCTACTCTCATTTAACACCAGAAGAAAAAGAAACAGTAAATAAAATTGTTTCTAATTGTCTTGGGAGAAATGGTTTCGCACCAGAAGACCCTTGGTGGGAAATGAATTATTTATTACCAGAGGAGGATATAACAAATGCCTAACGATAAGTGGATTCACTTTCCTAAAAATCCTTATGAAGGTCAAATCTTTTATTACCCTGCCACAAAAGATACCTTTACTTATATTATTCCTAAAGACCAACCCGAACATGGACAATGGGTTATTATTTCTTACGATCTTTTTATGAACTTTAAATCAAGCAGCAACTAATAAATCTTTCTTTACCATATCTTGAAATTCTGCTACCTTTTCCTTAAATAACGCACCACAACCTATCAACTCCATAGCTGTTACCCAACGAAGCTGTAATCCGTTCTTTCTTATTATACATATCAATCC